CATTAGCATTAGGACAACCTGAATTAGTTCCTCTTGCTGGTATTGTTGGAAATAAATTAGGAAAGATGATTGGAAAGAAGGGTGCTAATCTTGCAAAGGATTATTTAGACAGACCCACATATTACCAGGAGAAGGTTGGTATTGGAGGTTCTAAACGCAGAACTCCACCTGCTATAATTAACGCTTTGAATGAAAGTCAAGGAACAAATCTGGGTTATATGGAACGAGCAGGTTTAGCACAAGCACAAGCAAATCAGCAAAGAGCGATGATGATGCGACAAATCCAAGAAGATAAGTTTAAGAAATTATATCCTAATTCCAATATTAGCGAAGCAGATATAGACCAAGTTTTTGATGCTATACCAGTATCAGGACAAGGATTATATGCTGGTGGTAGTGCTGGTTATGGTTTGTATGCTGGAACAGGATTATACGCCCAATCTGGTATGAGAGGAAGAGGAAGTTGCTGTATGGGTAATAATCGTAATTCAAAGGATTTGGTTGCTGGTAAAGGTGTAAGAGTTCTTCCACAGGCATTACTATCACAACCTTATTCTGCTAATTTCCAATTTAGACATACTCTTCCTCCTGCCTATCAAATGGTTGGAAAAGGACTTTACGCATAATTAATAAAAATAAATATGTAAATTAATTATCTAATCTTAAATATATAGATGAGTTTAACAGATACGCAGTTAAAGATTTTAGCAAAAGCAATGGACTTCCCCCTTGCTGGTGTGTGCTTTAAAGATGAACTACCATCTAAATTGGAGTTCAATAAAGCATATATAATTAATATTGAAGATGCAGAAGACGAAGAAGGAAATGATAATGGTGGAACTCACTGGACTTGTTTCCAAATTAATAAATATCCTAATGATAAGATAGAAGGGATTTATTTTGACCCATATGGAGTTGGTATGCCCCAAGATGTTGAGAAATCAATTCTTAAATCAATTAAGAAGAAAATACCGAATACTACAAAGGATATTCAATCATTAATGAATAATGCTTGTGGGTATTATGTATGTGCCTTTTTACATTTCATTAATTCATCACAATATAGAAGTAAGGATTTATTTACTGATGTATCTACCTTTTTGGATATGTTTGATGATTTGAATAAATCAATAGATTTCAAGAAAAATGAATACATTTTGAAACACTTTTTTAGAAATAAGAATATTGAGGAAAGAACTCCTGTGGATATTGATGCAATCGTAGAACCTGATAATACCAGAGTGGATATGATGAAACTACCTGCTGATGTGAAAATTATGAAGTAAATATATATTAAAAAATATTATAAAAACTATGTTAGTATTTATAATATGACCTATTACCACTTTCTATTTCTTTACATAAGTATCCAACATACTGCTTGATGAACCCATATCTTCCATAGTATTAGCAACCTCTTGTTTCTTATTGATAGTATCACCGAACTTATCTGTTAAATATGTGTGTCTTAATTGATTAACACCAACTTTCTTACCATCAAATATGCGGTTAAGACGCTGGTTGAGTTTAACACTTGATAGTTTATTCATATTTGCATCAAAAAGAAGGTAATCAGTTGGATTGATTGAAGACCATTTCTTAATGATATTTTTCAATTGAACTGGAATATCAACATCTTGCTTTCCGTAAGTTTTTGCTGTCTTATATGAGTTGAAAAAGAACTTGTTCTTATCCATATAATTATCAACAGCAGTATCCACATTTTTTATTTTGAAATCTACAAAATCCTTACTTCTTCTGGGTTTTATAAAAACCGAACCAAGAACACATAGAATAATGTAATTCTGGATTTGTTGCAAATCACTTGGAGTGATATTCTTCTTTTTCATTATCAAATCTGCGTTCTGTTTCAAGTCATCATATACTTGCTTAATCTCATTCGTTTCAACCCAAGATGCCTCCTGTGATGGTGTCTTAACCTGTTTAGAAATATCCTTATTATAATCCCTAACATCTTCCGCCATCAAATCTCTGTATGGTTTCTTGTCTGTGATTATTACTAAACTACTTAATATTGTTTTTCTTTTGTTTGGTGGGACATCTTTTAGAAACTTTAAAACTGGTTCTGTATTATCAAACTTGGTTAGGTCAATTTTATCATCACCGAATACCCTAATATAGAGATTTTTCAAAATAGAAGAGTATGTTGTTAAAGAAGATTTAGAAAGCGAAGGGCGTTTTGCAGAAATATAATCCTTAATATTTTCCATTATATAATTAATATAGATTTTTATTTAGGCGTTTTTAAATAATTGTTTATATTAAGTTTAGTTTTATATTTTTTTATATTATTATATAATATAAGAGAAAAAATGGAAAATCCTGAATTGAGAAGTTTTAAAAATGATTTACGATTTGGTTTAGAGAAAGAGTTGGAGGTTATTGATATTCTTAAATTGAACTTTGATGATGAGATAGATATACAAAGCACCAAAGACATATACGGAGATGATTACTATATTTATGATTTTGAAGCACAATCAGGAACATCTTGGGAACTGAAAAGTAGAAGAATTAGAAAGAACCAATTTCCAACTACAATTGTGCCTGTTAGTAAAGTAAGGGATACTGATAAGAAACAGATATTTGTTTTCAATTTTACTGATGCTTGTTGCAGTATAGATTATGATAAAGAATTATGGGATAAGTTTGAAATAAGAGATGTATCCACTCAACGATTTGGAAAATTAGATTTACCTAAACCTCATTACCATATACCGATTAAACATTTAACCGATTTAGTAAGAGTGCATAGGATTTGTTAAGTATTTGAATAATTTTATAAAAATAAAATATTTTTATAAAAATGTTATTATTGATAAACTCATTTTCTAAACCAGAGTTCTCAAAATCCATATTGCGTAATCACCATATACATATTTCTCACCCTTTTCCTTTTTGAAACCATTCTTAACAGCAAATCTTTCCATATCTTTTGCATCAATTCCTCCAAAAGTCCAACCAGCAGTTCTATCACCAGAGGTATAAGTCCAAGTAGTATCTGCTTTTAATCCTTTATTAGATGTCTTAAATGTAGTGGGGTCAAAATGTTTAATATTAGTAGCATCATAATATCTTCTATTCAACCCAGCATAATCAAGTGTTTTTTCAACTACTCTAATTTTAATCACAAATCCGTTTTTCTCATCATATTTTTTATTTGTTTCATTACGAAAATCGTTCCACTCTTGATTTCCACCAGTTTGACGATTAATAAAATCTTTCATTTCAAATCTTTCATATCTGTCTTCATATCTTTGTTTTGAACCTGTGGGTAATAATGCTTCCCATTCTTCCTTTGTTAAAGGAGTTTTCAATTCTGTAATTGGTTCTGCAAGACCACCGCTTATTAATTTTTGTATTTTTCTATTGTTGAACCCAATATACCAATCAGTAGCACATTTATCAATTCTAATTTTATAATCTGTTTGTTGCTGATAATCTATTTTCTTATTATCAATATTGTAATAATTATTAACTTTATCATTCAATCTTCTACAATACATCGTTCTATAAATCTTCCCCTTATAGTGAGGGTCTTTATCATCATAATTATATTTATTTCTGTATCTGTTAAGATATTCAAATAATTCCAATCGTAAAAATAAATATTTACGACTTCTTCTTTCGTTTTGTTCTTGCATACTTCTGCGGAACTCATAATCATAAACATCTATTTCAAGTTCTTCAATTACATTATCAAACTTGGTTTTGTAATCAACAGGAAGGGGTGCAATTGAGGAGGTCATCATCTTATATTATATATTCATATAAGGCGTTGTCTTTATATTGCTTTTTCATATAAGTATATATATTGTAAATTAATATAAATTATTATAATATATAAAAAAAGGATATAAAGAACGATATTAAACAATAGTTAATACTTTAAACAGAATTATAAGATATTTATATGATTATTAAGATATATAATCATATATATATAGTTAAAAGATATATAAAACTTAAATAAATTAATTTATTTAATTCTTTAAACAGAAATATAGTATAATATATAATAGTTAATCTTAATTATTATATAATATTGGTCTAATATGATTATTAACCTTAAAAAATAGTTAATGGTTTAAAGATTACATCTTCCTTTTCATTTGAGAAGCAATAGACATCGCCTCTTTGTATGAAACACCTTGTTCCTGTTGCACTTTCTTTACCATAGCAATCCAGGCATTTGGTTTCTTAACACCATAACCAGTTGCCTTTCCAAGTGCGTCCCCTGCTTCCTTACCAGCAAGTTTTCCAGCGGTTTGTCCCACAGCAAAACCAGCATAAGGATTTCCAGTAAGGGCGGTTGTTGCTGACCCAGCAAGACCACTAATGACTGCTGGTAATGCTTTGTGAATTAATCCACTTGTGATTTGTCTTCCTAATTTAGGTGTGAAAGTTTTTTTAGCAGGTTGAATAATGGTTTTTTCAAAACCACCTTTAATATCATTTCCAACTTTCTTAAATGCTTTTCCAATATCATCAAAAATACCAGAACCACACATAGGACAAGTAGCACAACCATTATGTCCCATTCCTTTCATTTGTCTTATACCTGCTTTACCTCCAATAGGTTTTCTAAAAAATCTTGCGTCCGCCATAGAATTAGTAGGAGGGTTAAATCTCGTATCCATTATACTATTATCGTAGATATTATTTTCGGTTAAACCTTTCCCAAATAAATTAACACCTTTTTTCGCTTCACCATCTCCATCTCCTCCATCATACTTCTTTCTTCCTTTTTGTTTCGGTGCATTTTGTAATCTTCGGCGTAATGCTAAAATCCTGCCTCTCATTCTGGCGTATTGGTCGGCAGTTAAAATAAATCTTAAATTACCAAATCTATATATTTGATTAGGATTTATAGCGGAGGCATTATCAAATAATCCTCCAAAGAAATTAGTTAAATCTTCATCTGTTATGTAATCTAATATTTCATTAACCATATCACCAGATAAAACACTTGCTCCTGCTGGTGTGGATTGTTCTGCACCTCGTCCATCAATAATTCTCATAACAATATTCTCTTCACCTCTTTTATTCTTCTTTTTATCTACAACTGAATATTTTTCACTTCCTAACATAGCATCTTCAAGGTTCTTTTCAGCAATAAGTAATTCATCTTCTAATCTATTTTCCTCTTCATTCAAACCTTTTAATGGTTGTCTATCAGCACCATAATTTCCTCTATCAAATTGGAACTGCCTTAATCGTTTTATTTCGGCAATTCGTTCATTCATATTGGATATTTGTTGTTTGTATTTCATAACATCTTTTACTCCTCCACCTGAAACAACTGCACTTGCTTTCGCACCAATATCAGTTAAGGTATTAGATAGTTTTCTCAAATAAGGTAAATCTTCAAATAACGATTTAGTATCCTGTTTAATAAAAGCAATATCTTTTCCATCTCCTAAATTATTTGCTCGTAATACTGCTGATAAGAAGTCCTGACAATTATTATCCCTTGCAGAATATCCCAAGAACTTATTCTTACCCATAAATCGCTCTGTGTTCGCCATCATAGTATTGAGATTAAATCCTGATGGTAATGTTTCAACAATCGGTTCAATCTCGGTTTTAGGTCTTGATGGTGGATTTACCAACATATTTATTCTTTCATTTTTCTCAACTTGAATACGACTTCCATTAATCATTTTCGCTTCTAAAAATAAATGGAATAGTTCATCAAACTCATTCTCTTTCATTCTTTCACCAAACTTACCAGCACTAAATAACGATAAAGCACCTGTTAGAACC